GGGTGCCGCCGGCTCCTGCTGCTGCGCAGGCCGATGCCGCGGCCCAGGGGCTGGCCACGGCGACGGATGGCGTGGTGAACGAGGTGGTGATCGAGGAACCGTTCTTCTAAGAGCCCATCAGCTCGCACTCGAGCCGCGCGATCTCGTTAACGGCCTGCTGCAGCAGCTGTTGTTGGTAGCAGGCCTGTTTCAGCAGTGCCGCGGCCATGGTGCCGGCATCGGGGCTGTTGAGCAGGCTGCGTGCCTGTTTCTCGATCTGAAACTGCTGCTCGGGTGTGAGCTGCACCACCATCCATTCACCGAAGTTCATCTGTCTGGGGCGTAGTGCTCCAATTCTGACCATGAAACGAGCATCGATGCCACAAAATCTTGAGCCTGTCTGGAACAGATGCGTTAATCGGCTCCAAATCTCGCCCCACGGTTGCTGGGAGTGGCAAGGCTGCAAAAGCAAAGATGGTTATGGACGTGTTGCCACATTTGGAACACAACAGAGACTGGTGCATGTTGTTAGCTACTTTCATCACTGCGGCCCTGTGCCGGACGATTTAGTGATTGCCCACAAATGCCACAACACTTCTTGCTGCAATCCTGTGCACTTGGAAGCGATCACTCAAAAGAAAAATGTTCAGCAGTCGATTGAAAGAGGAACTTTTGCTTTTTGCCGCAGGCAAGCGAAGCTCACGCCAAAACAACGCACTGCTATACAAAGAGAATACAACGGAACAGCGCATCACCAGCAGCAACTAGCCGAACAGTACGGAGTTTCGATCTGGTTAATCCGCAAAATTATATATCGCGAAAAACAGGAGGCAATGCTTTGAAATGCCCAAGATGCAGTAGCAGTGCGCTGCAGGTGCCCTGCACCAATAACAAGCTGGCAGACCAGGTGGTCCGGCGCCGGGTCTGTGTGGATTGCGGGCACAAGTGGTTCACGGTTGAGCTGACGGTGCCGGACTACGCGGTGGGCTGGAGCGCCGCGCACAACAACAAGCCGGTGTTGCGTGTACCGCTGGAGCTGAGCAGCGGGCACACGCTGCTGCGTGTGGAGCCAGTGGAGGAGCAGGAGCGCTGGCCGCGTGAAGGAATGTGAACAGCGCATGGCCACGATGCGCTGTCTGTGGTGTATAGTTAGCTCACCGGGGGCAAGCGGTTCCCCACTCGGCAGCCCAGAGGCTGCGCTGAACATGGAAGCTCTGCTTCGCGAGCTGACCGAACTTAACGATCAGGCTGATGCGCTGACAGAGGCCATGCGTTTTGACGAGTGGTGGGCGGTCAACGAACGCCGCATGGAAATCGCTCGCCTCCTGGACGAGATGTGAGCCCTACGGGGCTCTCCCCCCATTCCCCGCTCCAGCCATGCTCGCCACCACAATCCTGGTGATCTGGAAGCTGCTCCTGCCGCTGCTGCTGCTGGTTGCAGTGATCGACTGGCTCACCGCCAGCGACGATCGCCGCATCCGCGTCTTGCACCGCAGCGGCCACAGCCAGCGACAGATCGCTGATCGCCTCAACCTGACCCGTTATCGCGTCCGCCGGGCGCTCGCAGCATGATCGACCGCATCAACAATCTGGCCTGCCTGGTGATCGCCGCGGCCGTGTTCGCCATGATCGGCATCGAATCCGGCGCACACCATCAGCCCACTCACTCCGGCACGCAGCAGGTGGTGCGCAAATGACACCCCGCCGCTTCTACTTCGAGATCAAGGCAGCCAACGTGCTCGAGTGCGTCACAGCTGCCAGCCTCACCGAGGCCAAATTGATCGCCGCCGATTCTTGGCTCGAGTGGTGGTCGCAGCTCGAGTGGATCAACCCCGACGATGATTCCAATGGCTGAAGTACAGAACGCCCTGTTTCAGTGGCGAAACGATGAGGATCTGCAGGCCAGCTACGGCGAAGGCGTCAGCCGGCCGCGGCACAACGCCCGCTTGCGCGACTACACCGTGCTGGTGAAGCCGCCACAGGCGCCGGCCTTCAAGTGGTTCACCAGGGCCGAGAACCGCAGGGCTGTGATCCGCTACGCCCAGAACCGCTGGCCTGATTGCAAAGCTGAGTTGCTGTGAACGACATTCGCCGCCGCATCACCGATCTGATCACGGACAGCAGCACGTATCAGCAGGGCCGGCATGATGAACGGCACCGCCTGCAGCAGCTGATCGATGTGCGCATCGACGAACTGCAGGCGATCGATGGCCACCATCGGCGCCAGCTGTGCGCCGAGCTGCTGCAACTCCGCCAACGCCTTGAACCATGAACCGCCGCATCTTCCTGGATCAGCAACGTGCCGACCTGCTTGAGGCGCTCTATCAGCGCAGCGGCCGCACCTGCAGCACCTACACCGGGCTGTGGGATGAGTTCGCGCATGATCTGGCCGCCAACTTCCGTGACACCTACTACCCAGAGCTGCTCGACAGGGTGGTGAAGGCGATGGACGCCACAGAGTCGGTGATGACGCAGAAGCAGGCGCAGCAGGCCATCGAAGTCTGCCGCCAGCAGCTGCTGGGGGAGCGCTGGCGTTGAACCACCACGCCCTGGCCCTCGAGCTGGCCGAGCGCCTGGCCGAGCACGTCCCTGCCGATGATCCGTTTCTGTCCTATGTGAACCGGGCTCTCGCCATGCCAACCCAGGGGCGGTTCAAGCGTGGCGAAGGGAACCCGTCTTCTGTGCTCACGCCTGACGATGTGCGGCGAATGCGCAGGATGCGCGAAGAGGGGCTCACCTACGGCCAGATCGCTGTTCGCTTCGGGATGAGCGCGAAGCAGTGCTGGCGCATCTGCCAACGCGAGCAGTGGGCCTGGGTGGAATAGGTGCCTGTCAACCATGGCTCACGCACCGATGGTCCATTGGTTACCCAGGGACAGGCAGCGCCTGGGACGCGATGACGTAGAAATCATCGCCAAAAACCTTAGCAACCACACCATGCCCGACGCAATCAACCCAGACCACTACCGGCGCGGCCCGGTAGAAGCGATCGACATCATCGAGGCCGCCGTGGCAGATGCGCCGCACATGGTGCCGGCATACCTGCAGGGCCAGGCGTTGAAGTATCTGCTGCGTCTATGGCTGAAGGGCAACGCTGCTGAGGATGCCCAAAAAGCCCGCTGGTATCTCGACCGTTTGATCGGCAAACTGGAGCCATGATCTTGCCTGCCCTGAATCTGCTGGAGCGCTGGGCGCTGCATCTGCTGATCCGCAGCCCGCGCACGGCGCTGGTGGTGGTGAAGTGCATCGGTGATCCTCAGATGGCCGTGGCATCCAACCCGTGCGATCCGGTGGCGTTCTATGTCACCAGCGGCAAGCAGCAGGTGCCGCTTTCGATGCAGCTGGAGCGGATCTATCACCAGCCGGCATTCGGGGAAGAGGAATGATCAGGCTGCGCGGCGGCCGGCTGCTGCTGGTGTGCGATCGCGCAGATCGAACGTGGCACGCTCGGGTGGTGATGGGACCGAAGCCAGAGGACCAGTTCGAGGGTGACACCGGGACGATCCACCTGCAGGAAGCGCTGGTGCGTGCTGAATCGATCTACCAGGCTGCGGCGGCCAGGCTGCGCCCTGCTGATGCTCCGTTGATGTGCTGGGACTGTGCGCAGTGGGAGATGGGGCAGCACCGCTGCGGACTGGCGTTACCAGAATCGAAGAAGACCGGCGGCCGCTATGCGGCAAGGTGCGAGCTCTATGAAGACGCCAGAGGTGATCAGCCGCCACGATCGTGATGGTGGCTATATCGAGGTGCTGCAGCCCCAGGGCGGCGGGGAGATGTACTACCGCAGCTGTGCGCAGGGCATGTGCCGGTACAGCTCAGATCTGTGGCAAGCCGAGTTGTATCTGGATCAGCTGCTGGCGCAGGACTTCAGCTAGCCAGCCACTGCACGATGGCCCACTCACGGCTGGCTGACCAGAAGGGCTGCTGGCGGAACCAGTCCACCCAGGGCTTGTGCCCTTTGGAGCAGTTGCAGGCGAGGCAACAGGCGGCAAGGTTGCTGCGCACGGTGAGGCCGCCGTGTGCTTTGGGAATGATGTGATCGAGCGTCGGGCTGCGCCCCAGTTCAGTGTCGCAGTATGCGCAGCGGTAGTCCCAGGCAAGGAAGATCTGATCGCGTCCGCTGCGGCGTGTGACCAGGCGGGTTTCGTCAATGTGATGTCGATCCACCGAGATCCTCCGGCACCGGCACGCAGTGAACCTCGATGTCGATGATGTCTTCGTCGGAGCGAACGTGTTCAGCGATCAGGCTGTAGATGTCGCCAGGGATGTAGTCGGCTGGGGTGTCGGAGCGTATGAAGAGCTTTGCGAGCACCTCCAGGTAGTAGCCGGCCATGGGGGGCTGCTGCTGGCCCAACGGTAGCGAAGGCGACGGGGGCAGCCGCCGCAATGCTCGCACTATGTGCCGTGGACGGTGTATAGTTCCTGCATCAACGCACCGGACCCATGGCCACCGCCACCATCACCGTCACACTTCCCAACGGCGAGATCGCCAAGCGCAGGACCGCCCGCACCTACACCCATGCTCTTTGCTCGAACTCTTCGGTCATCGGCTTTTGCGGATCCTACGAACTGGCTCAGAAGCGGCTCGCTGGCGTGTCGTGCCCTAATTTCCGCGCCAGGCTGCAGATCATCCCTGTGAACGCCTGACCATGCGTTACATCCTCCGTATCGGCCCGTGGCATATCGGGCCTTTCGACACACACCAGGCCGCCAGCCACTTCGCTGAATCGCACGCCTGCGACGATTACACCATGATCCCGATCGATGATCCGGCAGAAGCGCCGGGCATCATCCACCGGCTGCGCATGGCGCCGCTCGTCAACCGCGGCTGCCGGTGACCACCAGGTCGGCGTTGTACCGGCCCGTTTCGGCGTAGCTGCGCTCGACGGTGCCGTTCACCAGGATGAACTTCATCTGGCCGATCTTCATCCCAGGCCAGATGCCCAGTTCATGCCACCGGCGCTGGTTGCGTAGCTCCATCGTCAGGCGACTGCCATACCAACCTGGGTCACACCAGCCGGCCTCCGCATGGTCCCAGCCTTCGCGGGCCCGGCTGGACTTGAGCACGAACTGAGCACCGACGTGATCGGGCAGGTTGAAGATCTCGCGCGTTTCGGCCAGGAAGAACGTGCCAGGCAGCACCGGGAACGGATCCTGCTGTGTGTAGCCCTGCAGGCTGATCAGCTGCAGATCAGGCGTCTGGGGCTGCTCGACCATGATCCGATCGCCGAGAGTTACATCGAGGCTGGCCGGGTTCAGCAGCTCAGGATCGAACGGCGTCACCATCGCGTGCTGTTGGCACAGCCGGCGAATCTCGTGATCAGGCAGCAGCATCAGGCCTCAGTAGTCCCAACGGACCTTAGCCCTGCTGCTGCGAATGCCCAGATGCACGAAACCCTTCGGTGCGCCATAGCCGAGTGAATAGGGCCAGTTCTTGTCACACCAGCGCTGCACCTCATAGATGTCGGCGCCATCGATGAAGAAGTCCACCGCACCGCAGCCATGTTCATAAAGGTGCTCGCTGCGGCTGCTGCCGCCCACCTGGCGGTTGATGGCCGGGGGCCGATAGCCGGATGTGATCACCACCGGGCGCCCGCCGAACTGCGTGCGGGCCCGTTCCATGAAGGCGGCCAGCTCGGCGGCGATGTTCACCTGGTCCTGGCGATCGAAGCGCCGGGCCTCTTGATCGAGCGCGAACTCACCGAGCCTGATGTGCGGGGTGATCCTGCTGCTGAAGGGGCTGCCGGGGCGCAGCTTGCTGGTCTCTGGCTCAGCTGCTGGCCGGTGCTGCCCCCATAGCTTGCCTTCCGCCCTACGGCGCCTAAGCAGTCCTGCCTCGACGTTGGTGCCAGGATTGCGGTAGAGCTCCAGCGCAGCCGGCACCGCTGCCCAGTCACGATCGCGCAGGCACCTGCTGATCGTCTCAAAACCAGCGGCACCGTAGAAGCCAGCGCCGAGGTTGTAGGCGAAGCTCACTAGGGCGCTGCGCTGGCTGTCGTCCATCACCTTCCAGTGCGGCACCGTGGTGCGCAGCTTCTCAGCGATCCGATCCACCTCGAGCCGCAGGAGCATGTCGGCCTCGATCATGTTGATTCGATCGCCGCGCTTCACCGGAGTGTTGCCGCTGTAGCGCGTGGTGCCGTAGCCGATCGTCCACGGCTCACCACCGCTCAGCGGGTCGGGGTAGGCCGAGAGGTGAACGCCCTCAAACTCTTTAATCAGAGCGATCGCGGCGGCGAGGTCGGTCTGCTTTCCGTCTTGGCTCCAGGTTGCGAACCAGTCGCGACTTCTTCGCATCGCGACGGCGTAACCGTTCTGCTCTAGATCGCTTTCCAGCTGCTGAACCGCGGCCGCCTGGTGCGGCAAGCCCTTGTAATACCTGAAGAGCTGCTGCAGCGTGATCGGCGACTCGTTGGCCATGGCTCAGCCGTGACGCTTTGGGAAGGCGGTCTCCAGCACCTTCAGGATCAGCTGCACCCAGCTGTTCTCGCGGATCGGCAGCATCCCGATCACTTCAGAGCCGGCCGCCACCACAATGGCGACGATAGCGAGGGTCGTGGCCTGGTCCATGGTCAGCAGGAAGGCGGTCGTGCTTCCAACTTAGATACGCGCTGTTCGACCGTCGATAACCTTCCGAAAGTTTCTTTGCGATCTTCCTTCATATCCGCGTGGAGCACCTCCAGCTGGGTGGCTATGTGCTCGACAGCTGCAGTGAGCCGCACAACGGCATCTCTAGCCTCTTCGTTGCGCCTGCTGGCACCTGCTGCCCCCATGGCCGCGACGCTGATGCTGGCGCCGGCTACCGCGGCGATGATCTCGATCATGGCAGCACTGGCTACCAATACAGGCTACCGGCCCTGCCCTTTGTCTAGCTCCTGCTGCAGGTACTGCTGCAACGTCCGCTCAGCTGGTGGTGTTCACGGCAATCGTGGGCACCGCAAGAGCTGCGCCGGTTGTAGCCAACCAGCGCTCCATCAGTCATCACGCGGGTTGATCGCCAGCAGGCTCCACCCCATCAGCAGGAGCATCGACAACAGGAGCGTAGGGATCACTGGGCCAAGTGCTGTAGTCGGCGCTTGTAATGTAAGTGGCCAGTTCTGCGGTGTCTGCTGTTGCCGCAATGGCTGTGATCTTGACGCCGCTTGCGGTGCGGATGTCTTCGCGCCACTGCTTGAGCGCAGCATCAGCCGGCTTGCCGTTGTCGGCTTCGCGGATAATCACCCAGTCGGTCGGCTGCAGCAGCGTGTTGGCGGTGGTGCGCGTCTGCTGCGTCCATTGCTCCACCAGTTGGGTGTGATCCTTAGGGATCAGCTGGCCGTCTTGGTCGTAGCCCCAGTAGAAGCGCTGATCATATGGCGCAGGGTCCGGCAGTTCCCGGATGCCGATTGCTTCTTTTTCCGCAAGCGTGCTTAGACGGAGCCAGTTAGCTGGGTATTGGATGCCGTTTGCGGTGAACGCACGGTCAGGGCTAAGGATCGTGGAACCGAGGACAAACATGGTACTGGCGCGTTGGTACTACTTTAGATGGGGTGGCTAGTCGTGTTCACTACTAGCGGGCGCGGGCGTATTGGAAGGTCATCCAATCCCAAGATGGATTCTGGCCGGCGGGTTGGTTAGATATGCGTGAGCATTCAAAAGTAAATCTTTTTTGTCGTAGAACAATCCTAAGGCTTTATTGCAGGCATAACACAAAACACCACGAGTAAGTCCTGTCTCGTGATCGTGGTCAATTGAGAGCCTTCGACCATCTGGCTCTTTGCTTCTTCCGCAAATGGCGCACCCTCCACCCTGCTTCTCAATTAGATCTGCGTATTGCTCCAGTGAAATTCCGTACTTTCTGCGGACGATAGCATCCTCCCTGTTCAGCCCTGACCAGTTGTGAGATCTAAATTTTTCGCAATTTCGCGGTCTAGATTCTTTTCTGATTTCTCTAGCGTGCTGCTCATGTATTTTGCCGCAGTGTTTGCACTCAATGTTCCAGTAGCCGGTTCGTGTTTGACTTAAGACTTTGCAATGTTTTGTTTCGTAGTTTGTAAGATCTACTTTTTTGCGGCATCCGCAACTACCTGTGTTGCCGGATCGCAAAGAATTTCCTTGCACCGTCTTGGTGTTGCCACACGTGCATTCGCATTTGTACGCCAAGTGTTGCCCGATGTATCCGTCTTCTTCTAGGACGGTAAGCAGACCGAACTTCTGTCCGACCATTTCAGCGCGATGAGACAACGGTTGTTGGGCAACTTATATGATCTTAGCGCGCCCTAGAGAACTGGAAGGGGTGCTCGGCGAAGGCGGCGTAGATGTAGGTTTCGCCACTACGGTTTATGTCCAGATAAGTTGTGCGGAATTTGAAACCATTGCTGAGAATATCAATATCAGAAGTTGTTATAGTCGTACCTCCGGATTCAACCTGTTCTGCTCCGGCATAATTTGGGACCAAGAATTTATCTGCGGTGTTGTATGTGTCGCGCTCTGTGTCGTAAATCATCCAGTCATATCCGCCTGTTGATGAAACCTTGGTAAGAATCCACCTCGGCCTAAATCCGGTATAAACAAACGGCCCATCCGAGCTGCCGTTGCCGGTGTAGCTGCCGAACGCGCTGTAGCCTTCGACTGGGGCGAAGCAGTAGGCGACGTAGTCAAATGTGTTCGCAAAGAAGTTATTGTCAACCGCTAGCAAGGAAGACGTTGTAGTACCTCTGGCAAGAGTGGCTGCGGCATTTGTGCTGTTCAAAGACAAATGCTTGTCGTTGCCGAGCGTGGGATCCATAAAGACCCACCAGTTGCCGGTTGTGCTTCTTGCTTTGGAAATCACAAGGCCGGGAACTGCATTGAGCCCGTGGCCAACGGTGTTGCTTCCTGACCCCATCGTGAAGGTAACCACCGAGAACCCCGCACTCGGATTAGCCCTCACTTGACTAGAGATGGAGCCATCGTTATTCGTGACGGTGGAGCTGCCGGCGTTCCAGGTCCAGGCGACGTACGATTCGCCGTTTTGATTGACATATACAGAATTACCGTTTGTGAACCCGTCAGAATCAAAAGATTGAACGCCTCCAGCGACAGTGAATTCTGCGTTAGTCAGATCTGATGCCAATGACTGTGTGGCACCCCTGACAATATCGTATAGTTGGTGTCTATAGACGCCGTTTCGTATTTTAATCCAAACAAAATCAGGCGAGAAGTCAAGCCCACTAATGGTCTGGGTTGAACCATTGCCGGTGTAGAGCTTGGTGTCGAAGTAATCGCTGCCCTTTTCGATTGTCGGTGTCGGAAGGTTGGCGGTGCAGAGTGCCTTGTAGCCGCTGGGGGCGGTGTAGGCGAAGGGGCGTTGGCCGAAGTTCCACTTTTGTGGATTAGTGGAGTAAGGAGCTGCAGCAAAAGATAATCCCGTTGTAGCAGTTGGTAAACTTGAGAATATCTCACCCGTGCCAGCAACTGGATCTCCGGTATTCATCCAAGTGCCGTCAGCCCCAAACCAGGCTTTACCTGTATCACAGTCAACAGCTATTTGAATAATTGAATTACTTGTGAATGTTCCAGAATAGGATGTGTAGCCAGAAGTTGGATAGTACGCGTAACTTGTCGTGCTGTTGTAAATTTGAAAATGATATGACTCTGTTTCGTTATAGCTTCCAGATTCAATACTATATCCTGGCCCCAAAAGCGCGACCATATCAATAAATTGACCAATCTGGCATTCAGCGTACCATTTTCCACTGGATGGTAATTTTATAGATGCTCGTGCTGCGCGGTATGCAGTGGATGCTGCAGCTTCGAGATTTCCGTTGGTTAGAGTCGATGCAGAGCTTTTATCAAGTGGATTCAACGTCGCATAATTCCCCACAACCTCACCACCCACGCCTGTATCCGTCTGCGTGCCATTAGTGGGGGAGTCTACGAGGGAGTCGTTGTCTGCGCCAGCAGTCACGCTGATGTTGTTGACGGTCCAAGTGTTGCTGTTGCCAGAAGTGTCCGTCCCTAGTGCGGCGGCGGTGGAGTTATCGGAGAAGGGAAGGTAAAACCCGTTGGTGCCGTAGGTGCCCGCATACTCGATGGGCTGCCACACACCGTTGTCGTCGAACTCACCGAAGCTGGTGGGATCTAGGGCTTGGCCGTCGATGAGATAATAATCAGCAGCATAAAAGTCAGAGAATCCACCCGGGGAATTAGTTTCAGTATTGATTCTATGGCCAACTGTTGCGTTGACATAGGTATCGTAGTTTTGCGTGGGGTTTAGCGTTGAATAGAACGCAGTTATTTCGCTTCCATTTACGTAAACTCTAATCCTGTTTGCAGCAGTCGCTTGAGTAGTATCGACAGCGACAACAATATGATACCAGGCAGAGCAATCTCTAAAAACAGCATTAGACCTCTTGCGCCCAACGACCCCGGATGCAAAGAAAAGAACATCCAATCTATCACTAGCATCAAAAATGATTCTTGTAATCTGATTAGTGTAATCAACTGCACCCTCAAACAGAACGGTGAAGGTGCTGAGCTTGCTCCGCTTCACCCAGCCCGCCCAAGTCCACGTCTTCCTGTTACCCGCACTACCGGGCGTTCTGGACAAGTAGGCACTGTCACTACTGTTAAACCGCAGCGAACGTTCGATCTGATATTCAGCCGCCCCAGCAGCACTGGCCAGCAGCAGAGGATTAGCGCTTCCGGGAATCATCAGCTCAGGTTGGTGATTAGGGTGGCGGTGATCTTGGTGCTCGACTGCACGGCATACACCAAGCAATCAACCGCACCAGCAGCAGTGCTCAGCGTAGGCGCCGTGCCACCAGTGAAGTCCCAGTGCGTGTCATACGCCAATGTGCGACTGCCTGTGCCATCCTGCGTGATCCAGATGCAGCCCGACTGGCCAGCGACAAGGTTGCTCGGGTTAGCCAGCGTGCGGTTGCCGCCAAGCGTCACGCTGAAGTTGTTGCTATCAGCAAAATCTGGCGTAATCGTGGCGCCATCGCTGAGTGCCGTAATCTCGCCACGCTGGCCTTTTGTCCAGGTCTGCGCTCCATCCAGCAAGCCGTAGCCGGCAATCGTCTGCCCTGCGGCAAACGTGATCGCCCCGGTCATGGTGCCGCCAGACTTCGGCAGTGCCGCAGCAGCTAAGTCGTAGGCAGTCTTGACTGCGTTCGGTGTCGCAGCAGTTGTCGTGCTGGTGCTGCTTGTCGAGTCCGTCAGCTGCAGCGTGCCGCGTGCGCTGGTAGTGCCAGCCACGATCTTGCTGCCGCTGATCGCAGCAGTGCCGCTGATGTCTGCATCAACGATCACGCCAGCCGCAATGCTTGTGACGCCGGTGTTATTGATTGTGACATCACCAGTCATCGCGCGTGCTGTTGGCACGTTGGCGACGCTGCCAACAATAATCTGTCCGGATGTCAGTGCAGCCAGTTTGCTGTAATCAATCGCTGCTGATGCGTTGATGTCAGCGTTAACAATCGCGCCAGCTGCGATGCTCGTAACGCCGGTATTGCTGATCGTGACATCACCGGTAAATGCAACCGCTGTGGCAACATTGCTGGCATTGCCGACATAAACGCGGCCAGAAGTTAGCGCCGTTCCAATCTTTTCATCGTCCAGCTCTTGCAACGCGAGCTGCACATTGGTGGAGCTGATGTCACCATACGGCGTGACGCTGATGTTGGTTGCAGTTTGACCGGCAATAGCACCTGAAACGTCGATCAGTTCCCATGTAGTGCCATTGGACAGGATCATGTCCGGTGGCGCCAATGCTTCGGCCGGTGCATTACCAGTGCCGGTGCCGCTGGTGCTCACCACCAAGTAATACCGGTTGTTGGTATCAGATGCGGCAGGCAGCGCACCGCCAACGGTCAAGCCAAGCGCAGAACCTGCAGCAGTGACCGAATCAACTTGATTTGTACTGGCGTCATAAGTGCCAGCAAAGATCAGCTCACCGCTGGTAATCGTGACCGGTAGCCACGCGCTGCCGGACCAGATATACAGGTCGCCGTTCAGCTCATCCCAGAAATACTGCCCCTTGAACTCAGCAGTTGGGAAGGTGACGATACCGGCAGTTGATCCGGCACCACCAAACTGCACCGTAGACGCATCAGCCAGCTTGGTGCCCGTGATCGACGTATTGGCAATACGTTCAGCGTCAAGCTCGCCGGTGGTCAGCTTTGCGGCATCAAGGTCTGGGATGTCCGCTGCATTAAGGCTGGCGCCTGTTGTGACGTGTCCCTCTGAATCAATGGTGACTTTGGTGTAGGTGCCAGGCGTTGCGCTGTTGGTGTGATCCAGCGTGCCGGTAACATCAACCTCAAGGCCGGTGCCTGGTGACACTGCACCAATAGTGCCGGCTGATGCGGCAGGCAGATCACTCGCTTGGATCAATCGG